GACAGCAAGACTGACCTTATACAAACAGAAGTAGAAATGCTCATGTCTGAAATGGAAATGATGATGCAGGAAATTAGACTTGTGGCAGATGTAGCTAATGAATTAAAAAACGATTTACGACAAGATGTCAGAAGAGTAGAGAAAATTGTTAATGATGTAGAGCAACAAGTTAAAGAAGATGCTAGAGATAATTCAAAAGATTTAAAAATTACCGTAGATACAATAGAAGAAGATATGTCAAAATTACAATCTAATTTAGAAGAAAAGATGAAAGAGTTACAAGAGAGTATTGATAAACAAATTAAATTAACTCTTGCTAATCCTTTATCACAAATGAAGTAATGGCCGTTAAACTCCCTAATAACGAATATTTTACACCTACTAAAAAAAGAACGAGTATTGGTCACTCAAACAAATCAAGACCTAAGAATAAAAGAAAGAGATTGACATGGAAAAAATACAACCGTCAAGGCAAGATATAATAGAAGACGTTAGACTTTGGTCTAAAAACTTTTTAGAGGTATCTAATGTACACTTAGGTGGCGTCCCTGCTTGTCCCTTTGCTAAAAAAGCATGGGCTGATAATAAAGTTTGGATTGCCGTTAAAACTAAACACAGCACTTACAAGAAAGAGTTGAATGATTGTATTAAAAATTTAGATTTTTCAAAAAAAGATATATTAATATTCTGCGATCCTTATTACAGCTATTCTCCTGACGAATTGCATTTAGCTACAGAAGATTACAATGAATGGTATAATAGAAAAGATATCTATTTTATGAGTTTTCACCCCTCCAATCCAGCAACCGTAGATGAGCAGGAATTTTTAGTTTCTCCTACTGATGAAATAGGGGAAACGCCTGATTATCCCGATTATAAATATTCTATGATGCTAGTACAAAAGTTCTCGCAATTACAGCAAGCTTCTGATAAATTGCATAAACAAGGCTATTATAGTCAATGGCCTAAAGGATACTATCGAGACGTCGTTGTATCTAGACAAGAAAAATACAAAAAGATCAATGGAGGTCTATCATGATGGGTAAGAAAAAAATGGCTAAAGGTGGAGTTGCTAAGATGATGGGTGGTGGCACTGTTAAAAAAACTGCTAGAATGAGAGGTGGCGGCACCGTTAAAAAAATGGCTAACGGTGGCGACGCTATTAATCAACATAAACGAATGGCTATGGGGGAACCTGTAAACATGAACATGGGTGGCCGTACTGGTGACATGATGTATTCAAGAGGTTATGGTGTTGGTGAAAGAGGTAAGCGTATGCCTACTGAACTAATGACTGCGCCTGGAATGAAAAAAGGTGGTAAGGTTAAAAAGAAAAAGAAACAAGGATATAAAGATCGTAAAGATGAATCTATTGCTATGAGAGTTAAAAAGAAAAGAACTAAAAAACAATTAACTGCTAGTAGAAATGAATCTTATGGTAAATTTGGAAGTAAGGCTCGTAAAAAAGGCAAGATTAACAAATAATGCCAACTTATGCTCCCACAGCAAACTTTGATTTTTCTATAGATGAAATAGTTGAAGAGGCTTTTGAACGATGCGGTTTGCAAGATCGTACTGGGTACCAACTTAAAACCGCTCGTCGTTCTTTAAATCTTCTTTTAGCGGAATGGTCTAATAGAGGACTTAATCTTTGGACAATACAAAAACAAACAGCAGCTCTTGCTGCTAATACTATTGAATTAAGTGGAACTGCTTTGTATGGAGCAGCGGCTGCCGATGCTTCTCAAATTATAGAAATAACAGATGTTGTAATTCGGGATTCAAGCAATAATGAATATTCTTGTTCTCCTATTAGTAGATCTACATATTTAAATTACACCGTTAAAACTTCTGGTGGCAGACCAACTCAATTTTATTTTGAAAAAACAATTAATCCTAAATTATTTTTATATCCCGCAGCTGATGCAGCTTACACAGTAGTTTATTATGCAATGCTTAGAATGAAAGACTCTGGTGATTACACAAATAATAATGAAATACCTTTTTCTTTTTTACCATGTCTAACAGCAGGTTTAGCTTATTATATTTCTATGAAATATGCACCTGACAGAGTAATGATGTTAAAAGGTGTTTATGAAGAAGAATTTAGAAGAGCTGCTGACACTAATAGAGAAAATGTTAGCTCTCGTTTTGTTCCAAAAGTTGGTTTAGTAGGAGGAGGTTATTAATGGGAAGATATTCATCAGGTAAATTTGCATTAAGAATTTCAGATCGTGATGGCTTTGCTTATCCTTATGACGAAATGGTTCAGGAATGGACAGGAGCATGGGTTCATCAATCAGAATTTGAACCTAAGTCACCATTACTAAATCCAACTAATCATCCAACTGATGCACAATCCTTACGACATGCTAAACCACAAGTTGTTAGTGTCACTGTACCTTTAAGCGGTATTAGTGATGTTAATCCTGTAACAGGAATTAATGGTAATACTACAGGTATATCTTTAGGTATATCGCAAAATAGTTTTGATACCGAAATGCAAACTATACAACAGTTTAATCCTATTCCAGCGCCAGGAGCTATGGAAACAGTTCAAGTAAGAACAATGAGACCTTTATCTAGTACGAGTCAAGCTAACCAAGACACAAGAGTTATTAGCAGACTAGGTACCGTAACAGTGAGTGTATCATGACAACATATTCTGAATTAGTAGATCAAATAAGAAGTTATACAGAAACATCTAGTGATGTTTTAACGACTACAGTAGTAAATGATTTTATTAGTCAAGCAGAACTGCGTATATTTAGAGAAGTTGATTTAGATATATTTAGAGCTTACGAGTTTGCTACTTTAACAGCATCAAATCCTTTTGTTGCACTTCCTGGAGCTACACCAACAACTATGGCTTTTGTTCGTTATGCATCTATTTACCAAACTACAGGAGCAAGTGCTAATGAAAGAATAAGACTACTTCAAAAAGACGTGTCTTATATGAATGAATATTGGCCTAATAGAACATCTACAGGTCAACCTAGATATTATGCAATGTGGGATCAAAACACAATTTACCTTGCGCCAACTCCTAATCTTGCTTATAACATAGAATTAGCTTTGAATCGTAATGAAACAGGGCTTTCCGCAACTAACACAACAACTTGGGTTAGTACAAATGCGCCACAAGTATTATTGTATGGATGTCTAATAGAGGCATTTAAATATCTTAAGGGACCATACGATTTGCTTGCACAATATGATAAAAGTTATCAACAAGCAGTACAAGGCTTGCAAATAGAACAACAAGGAAGAAGAAGGAGAGACGAATACCAAGATGGTGTTATTCGTTTACCTTTGCCTTCACAAAACCCATAGGAGATAAAAATGGCAATATCACAGGCAGTTTGTAATTCCTTTAAAAAAGAATTATTGGAAAGCAAACACGATTTCGCAAACGGTGGTGATACTTTTAAAATTGCTTTGTTTACATCAAGTGCAAGTTTAGGAGCAACTACTACAGCGTATTCAACTTCAAACGAAATTTCAAATACATCTGGCTCTGCGTACACAGCAGGAGGCGAAGCTTTAACTGGTCAATCCGTTACAGGTGGTTCAAGTGCTAGTACAGCATTTGTTGATTTTAGTAACAATCCACAATGGACATCCGCTAGCTTTACAGCAAATGGCGCTATGATTTATAACACCACAACTGACGGTGGAAGTGGAACGACTAATGCAGTTTGTATTTTAGCTTTTGGAGCTGACTTTACAGCATCTAACGGAACGTTTACAATTACATTTCCCGCTGCAGATACAACAAACGCTATATTAAGATTATCATAGGAGATCTAAATGGCTTTTGTCCTAAATGATCGAGTAAAAGAAACCTCGACTACTACTGGCACGGGTTCGATAGCTCTGTCAGGAGCACTCACTGGTTTTGAAACTTTTGCGGCAGGTATTGGTAATTCTAATACAACGTATTATGCAATAGCTCATCAAACAGCTAATGAATTTGAAGTAGGGTTTGGTACCTTAGATGGATCAAGTGCTAATATTGCTAGAACTTCTATTATCTCCAGTTCTAATAGTGATGCAGCAGTTAATTTTTCTGCAGGAACAAAAGATGTTTTTTGTACACTACCTTCTTCTAAAATAAGTTTACCATCACCAAAAGAATATGGGTCATCTTCTAATCCTATTATTATTACAACAAAAGTTGGAACTAAAACAGCAGCTCATCCTTACTCAGGTCAAGGATCATCTAGTGCTTATTTCTTAAATGGTTTAGAGTCACCTGCGATACAGTTTGCAGGTAATGATACGTCATATAAATATTACTACAGATTTGATACTTCTCATTCTAGTAACTCAGGTCATCCTTTATTATTTTATTTACAAGCTGATAAAACAACAGCGTACACTACAGGTGTAACAACAAATGGTTCTCCTGGTAGTGCTGGTGCATATACGCAAATAGCCGTAGACTCAGAAACACCTAATACATTGTATTATCAATGTTCATCTCACTCTTTAATGGGTAATTATTCAAGTGCTATTACAAACAAAGTAAATTCTAATTTAAGTACTATGGGTGAGTTATCCGTAGGCACTTTATTTAAAATGCCAACCAATACTGCTAATAAAATGTTGATAGCAGATGGCACAAGTTTTCAAGAAGTAGATATGTCAGGTGATGCAACAATAGCATCTGGCGGTGCTTTGACTCTCGCTAACTCAGGGGTTTCTGCAGCTAGTTACACAGCAACAAATTTAACAGTAGATGCTAAAGGACGAATTACATCAGCTTCTAGTGGAGCCGCAGGGGTTTCCGCTGGCTTTGTAATTGCAATGTCCGTGGCGCTCTGATACAAGGATATATATGGCTCAAGATTTTGAAAATGTTAAAGCAAGAAATATAGGAACAAGTGCTTCAACACTGATTACCAGTAACTCTGATGATGCAATTATCGGTGTGCGTGTAGCCAATGTTGTAACACAAACTATTGCTGTTGATGTGTATATTAGCAGTGGTGGATCAGACTATTACCTTGCTAAAAACGTCAGCATACCTCAAGGTTCCAGTATGGAATTTATTGATGGTGGTGCTAAGGTGGTATTGTTGTCAGGGGACGCAGTTAAAGTAAAATCAGATACAGCTAGCTCTGCTGACTGTTGGTTATCGTATATAGATAGTATAAGTACTTAGGAGGGTAAATGGC